GAATACGCTCGTAAAAGATGCAGCTGATAAATATACTCCGAAAGCACCGTTATTTCGGCACTTTCGGGTACACATCGATTGTGAATTCAGAGTTTTTCTGGTTTTTCTTATTTCGTTTCGTTTTAGTCAGAACAATCCTGTCAATCAGCTGTCTCAAGGCGCTGTTCTTTTCCGAGATAGTCAGAGAGTCCCACTCACTCAATAAATTCTTGCACTTCGGCACAAAATTTTTCCGGTTTGCCTGTCTTGCGATTGTGGTATGCAAATCTTCACGGGCAGCAGTGATTTTATTCGTGCAGTCTCTGATCCGCTGCTCCAGTGCATTCGAACGCTCAATAAAAATTTCTTTTGTGTAGATTCCCTGCTCTAAAAAATCGAATAAGGATTCCCTCTGTTTTAAAAGAGTCTGATGCTCTGTTTCAAAATTCGTGACGATCATTTCTTTTGCAGCAATGGCAGCAGCGTCTTCCTCATGAGTGTCGGTAAATTCATACTTAACGATGTAGTCTTTCAGCCATTCAAGCAGAGCCTCTTCCAGTTCATCGATCCGGATCCCGACTGTGGAGCACTCTGTATACTGACAGATCAGCATATCATAGGGCGTTTTTGTTTGCGCTTTCTTGCGGACCATAAGTCGGCCACATTGAGAGCAGCGAACCAAACCGGCAAATAGATTCTGAATCGGTCTGTCATTTCTGACCGGAGAGGAAAAACAGCCTTTTGGCTGATTCGCACGTTTGAATAGGTCTGTGCTGATGCGTGGCGCCCATGCTGCATCAGCGAGAATGTAATCCGTGGCGTTTGGTCGGGATTTTACCACACGACCATCCTTTACGGCTCTGACCGTTTTGCGATATCCCCAGCGGACTTTTCCGATGTTTGCTGGATTTGAGATAATCCCTTTTAAAGTAGAGGGCGTAAAAGGTTTGCCACTCCTTGCAAGGATTCCCATATTGGACATATAGGTACAGGCTTTCTGGTATCCGTACTGCTTATTTCCGCACAGATCATACATTAGATCAAGGACGGGTGCTTCTGTCTGATGTGGGGCGAGAGAGTAGTGTTTTCCATCCGGCGCAATGACGCGCTCCCATCCATAAGGGGCAACATTGCCAACGTAATAACCGTCAGAACTGGAACGCTCCCTGCCGCGCTGCATCCGGCGCTTGATCGTGGCGTACTCCCGGCGGCTCATAAATAAACTGAACTCAAAGTATTCATTGTCATACTCATTTGCAGGATCATAGGTTTTATTCGGTGTTACAATCCTGGTGCTGGAATAGAAAAACGCACGCTGCACACGCCCCTGATCGATCGTATCACCTCTGGCCAGACGATCTACGTCCATTACGAGGGCACCATCCCACATACAGGCTTCTACCTCAGAGAGGACTTGCGTCATGACTGGGCGGGCATCGATACTGTCTCCGGACACAACTTCCCGGTAAATCGCACCGATCGGAAGAGAGAGAGTCTTTGCCAACTCTAACAGGGTAGTAATGTGGCGTTCCAGAACATCAATCCCTAGCGCTTCCAGTTCGGCGTCTTTTCTGGATTTTCTGGCGTAGATAAAATAAGACATTGTATCACACTCCTATGTTATTGTATTTAAATTTGGGTACAAAAATAACAGCCAGCGCATGAACGAATGTTCTGGATTGCAAGCTGTTTCCGAAGATGATACAATATTCTTGGCTTCAGATTGCATATCTTCGGATATGTATTACCGTCTCGGTGTTGGTAGCACCGGGGCGGTTTTTATTTTATCGCTCTAAAGAATTCAACGATTTCATCAGATATTCTGTGCTCATTCCAGCAGCAGAGTCAGTGTACTTTTTGACGCGGTTATATTATTTTAGCTCCTTTTTTACGGTTGCAACGCCAACAAAGAGTCTGAAGATTATCTTCTGTTGTCAGTCCACCTTTAGAAATTGGAACTATATGGTCTATCTCAAGCAGTAAGTTTGGTTCTTCTTCTACGGATGCACCGCAGTTTTTGCATGTAAATCCATCACGTTCTTTGATTTTCTGCCTTAGCTTGCTTGTCATAAGGGCTCGTTGGCCAGCGGCACTTTTATTAAATTTTATCTTTTCCGAAAGAAACATCACAAACCGATTCAGGTTATCAATATCCATCACAACATCACACTGGGTAGAAGCATTTCCTCCGGAGCTTACATATTTAAAAATGTACTTTGGAAAATATGCAGTCCCCATATCAATTTCATCAAACCCGAGTTTTCTTTCAAGCTTTGTTTTGCCTATTTTCCTTATAAGGAAAGGAACTTCATCCTGAATACTTTCGATTATTCCGTTTTTTTCTGCTTCCAGTTTAACCTTTCCATCTTCAGCAGCTTCAAAATTATTCAGAACGTTTTCGAAGGCGGACAGATTTTCTTCAGTTGCTCTTACGCCGAAATATTTGCATATATACTCAAACGGCTTTTTCTTTGCATTATTGCACACAGTACGAGAGCAGTCGTGGATGTTCGGCAAATACTCCTGATTATTTAAGTGTTTCCGCTTGTAGTTCCATTTACTCCTATCTCTATAAAGCGCATCGCCATAGTCTGTTTGGGTCGAAACAAGTTGTGTATGTTTCAGACGTTCGATATGACCGTTCAATTCGTTGCAATCATTTATGTATGACTCTATTCTATCTTTTATTTGTAAAAACTTCCCACTTTTATAATAAAATAGTTCGTACATCTTCCACGCAATAAAAATAAGCGCCAATACTACAAAAACGGGCCATATTTCAATTGCGACTCCAATAATTATCAGCACAATAATAAAACCTATAAATTGCATTAGTTTCCCTCTTTTCCCCTGCATTTCGTGTTATTTTATAATGTGGTTATACTACTCCATATATCTTTTCACAACTGCAATCAGCTGATCACGATATTTATATAGATCATTGAGTGTTTCGATGTAAAAACGTTCCATTTTCTTATTTTCGTCTGGAATGAATAATTGCTTGTTTTTCTTGTCGAGATTTATCCTACAAATAGGCTTTCTGTTATTATCTTTGTATAAGATACCAAAGTAGCTCTCTGTATCTCTATGTACTACATCGTTAACATCTACGGTTCCGGCGAGCATACCTCTTACAATGTAGAATGATTCAATTTCTTCTTCCGTAGTTACGATTTTTGATACGGGTTCTTCTGCGATTTCTTCTGTTTCTGTTTTTTCATCATCGTTATCCTTTGATAAAGCGGAAGATATCTTGTTATTCACGATTTCATTCACAAATGAGGAGAACGCCCTTTTTACAACAGGAGTGAATTTTTCTATCACTCTTTGGTTCTTCTGTCCGTCATATATATTCGTGAGTACAAGCCTTACAAATTCTTCTGATGGTGATTCAAATTCATCTGACAACACACCTTTTATGAGCGAACTATATTTCAACTCTTCAGCTGTGCTGAATATTTTTTCTCTGTCGAAATTTTCCTTGCAAAACTTCCTTAATTCATTTATGGAAGAGTCTTTTAAGCTGAGCATGTTTATTTCAAGGAATGGAACCAGATCCATTTTATTCGCTTCTTCCAAATCCGTGTAAAATCTGTATATAATCCCGTTTGTCAGAATGCCGAATTTGGCAGGAGACGTTCCAAAATATCTGAATAGTTGTGAAGAATGTTTATCTAGCTGTTCGGAACAACTTTTGCATTCAATTAGAATGTTTGGTTCTCCATTATCCAAAATTGCATAGTCAACTTTTTCGCCCTTTTTAATGCCGACATCCGCTGTATATTCCGGGCAAAACTCCAACGGATTGAATACATCGTACCCAAGTATTTGAAACATAGGAACGATTAAAGACATTTTTGTTGCTTCTTCGGTAGACACGGTATCTTTTATAAGTGATACGCGCTCTGAAAATTGTTTGATAGATTCGATAAACTCCATATTTTCCTCCTTTTTGTACCTCACACCACTATATATAAACGCATCTGCGCTCATATCATTTCCATAACTGCTAAATTGGGAATAAAATAAATAACATAGTTATCCACAGTGGTATACTCACCGTATTTTCCTTTGTAGCAGTCAATAGCTTCTTGCAAATATTCTTCTGTGACATGCAGATGTTCTGCAACTTCATATCTATTCTGGCAACCAGCATTAAAAGCTGATATGATACCTCGCAATCCGATCATACGGTTATATCCGTGCAATCTTCCTTTTTGTTCTTGCTTCATATTTTCAATATTTTGCAAATCGAAGATATCACCAACAGCAGTATGGTGATGTCCGATTTCTTCAGCTAAAACGCAAGCCTTTTCCGCGGATGTTTTCAACCTGTTTGATATTGCAATTCTATTTTTATAGATCAATCCGTTACTACCGGAAAGAGTCTTTTCGCGGACAATCAGTCCGCTACTATTAGCCTCTTCCAAAAGTTCTTCATAAATCGTCATTGTATCACTCCCATTCAGAGTCATCCATCATGATGTCTTTATCGTGTTTTCTCATTTCATCTGTTACTTTAATGTCAGTTCGTTCATGAGCTGCTAATACTTCTAGATGGTTACTTGACATAGAGTAACGATCAATCAGAGTTAATTCCTCTAAACGTTTGTAAGCTTCTTTTTTTCCGAAATCATTTAACAAGTTATATAACTCCAATAAAGCTTTTTCTGATTTTGAAATATATTCAATTGTTCCATTTCCCGTAAATAAATTTACTGTAGCTTTGTTTTTATCCCATCCCATTATATAAGATGGAGAAACATTTCCCAAATCAGCAGCAGCTTCTATCTTGTCTGATGGTATATTGGTTATAATATTGTTTTCATATTTATACAATGTTTGCTTTGATACATTTATTTTGTCAGCAAAATCAACTTGACTCATTCCGAGTTTCATTCTAATTTCTTTAATTCTTTCTCCAACCGTCATACCAATTATTCCTTTCTTATGAAGTAACTTAATAATAACACAAAAATGTAATAAAATCAATAAAAAATATCTTGACAAGTTACAAATATGTGATATACTAAGAGTAACTTGAAAAGATACGGAGGTGATATTGTGATAAAAACAAATGAGTTAAGAGGCGTAATTGTCAAGAATGGATATACTCAGTCGGATGTGGCTGGAATGATTGGGATTACGCCAAAAACGTTTTATGAAAAAATGAAAAACGGAGTTTTTGGAAGTAATGAAATACAAATTATGATAGATAGACTTCATATCGAAGACCCGGTTTCCATTTTTTTTGCCAAAGAGTAACTTTTAAAGATACTTAATGAAGGAGGAAAAATAATGGAAAAAATTGTCTTATTAAAAGGTAATGATATTTTTACAGATAGTCTCGTAATTTCCAGAGGAACTGGTGTGGCTCATCGAAAATTAAAAGAATCCATTAGGAAGAATCAGAATGTCATAGAGCGTTTCGGGAAACTTTCGACCCCATATCAGGCAGAAAGTACGGGAGGTAGACCAGAAGAGTACTATCTATTAAATGAAGAGCAAGCAACATTTCTTATCACTCTTTTAAAGAACACAGAGAAAGTTGTGGAATTCAAAGCAAATCTTGTTTCAGAATTTTATAAGATGCGAAGGTTCATACTTGAACGTCAGACGCAGACATGGGTAGAAACAAGAAAAGCCGGAAAACTGACCAGAAGAGCAGAGACAGACACCATTCAGAAGTTAGTGGGATATGCAAAGGGCCAGGGGAGTACACACGCAGAGATGCTTTACATGACCTATTCAAAACTTGCAAATAAGATGGCTGGAATTGGAAAACGTGATGAAGCAACAGTTATGCAGCTGAACAATCTTTCATTGATGGAAAACATCATTCTCCATGTGATCGACACTGGAATACTGACGGGAAAGCATTACAAGGAGATTTATCAGGATTGTAAGAAGAGACTGGAAACCGTGAAGGATCTGGCTTACCTGGAATCAGTGGCGTAGCCGATTACTTCGGTGTAAGTGTTGAGTATTTTTTGGAGTAGGAAGCGAGGTGAGTAAGATGCGTGTTTTTAAGAATTTAGTTCCAGGAGCCCCAATAATTGTTTTAGTGCTTTTGCTTATATTTTTTATGTTCATGTTGATCTTAATTGCGATATCCATTTCTATTCTGATAAAAACCACAATAGCGGACAGGCTAATTGACGTAGTAACTACCTGTCCGAATTGTTGCACAGCAATTTTGAAAACATGCAGCAAAGAAGAAGCGGAAAGCACTTATTGTCCAATATGTGGAACGAGAATGAAATGCACGATTTTATAAGCTTTTAATCGTTGTGTCTACGTAAAGAGTGCCTATAACGCTTTTTCCAAACACCAGTCCATCGTCACGATAAGACGTTTCATAAAAATTAGCGGCATTTAAGTTCATTTCGATTTTATATGATTTGCGAGAAGTTATGATTTCTAACCTCACGTCCTTGTGACAAAGAATGAATGCATCCTCTTTATTAAAATAAAATCCGAAATAACCGCCGTAAGCGCCATATGGAGGTATCACAATTGGGATTGGAGAAGTTTTTTTCACATTTGTATCAGGAATTGGTTTCCCCCTCCTGTTGGTTGGAATCATTTCCATGCTTTCAACGGATACAGTCCCTTGTGCAACATCATACTTTGTGAAATTATCCGAATAATCATCACACGCCATGAGTCTCATATCCAATACAGATATAGGAAGTGATGATTCGTTGGAAAAACTGAGGTAAAGGTAAAGCATACCGGTTTGCTTATTCGCATATTTCCTTTTGGGAGTAACGATAAGTTTCATTTTTTCGCTTTCCTTTTTCTCATGCCGATCGACCACCAAGATAAATACGGATGCAGCTGACAATGGCACGGCTGCGAAGTCTATAATCGCAGAAATAACAGATACAGTAGTGTTGACAATGATTGATAATGTGTCAAGCATAATAAATCTCCTTTCATAATACTCGGTGCTGCAACACCTGTATTTACAGTATAGGAGATAAGGAAACAAATGACAATAAAGATTCAAAAAGAAAGAGGTGTGGTAAAAATTAACTGGAATAAATTTTCGGAGTTGTTTGAAATTTCCGATGACGAAAAAGAATTTTTTGAAATGATTTACCGAAGACGCACCATATACAGATGCGTCATAGGAATTCTGATAATCATAATAATCGTGTTGTTATTAACGAGGTAATAACTGATGCAACGATGGAAATTATAAGCGGCCAAAGCTTACTGTCAAAGAATTTCTTTCTCCGGTAAGCGCAGTAACGGAAGTATTTTTCTGTAAGAGAAAAAGTTCTTTCCGGCGCTTCATCAGATGGAGTTGTGTCAATAAAAGAATAATTGCTTGATATTAGTTTATATCTCATTAGCGGCTTTTCGGATTTGCCAAGAAAACCTGATGTAACTGTTTTCTTGAACCTCATACAGAACAGCTTAAATTTTTCTGGGAATAGCAAGCAAATTTCATCAAAATCAGAATTCATACTTTTTCTCCTTTGTTTTTGATAACTACATTATAAAGGAGGGAGAAAGGTAAAACAAGATAAAACGAGATAATAGGAGGTAACATGAACGAATTAAAAGTTTTTAAAAATAATGAACTCGGATTAACTGTAAGAACGTTGCCGAATCCAGATGGAAGTATTTCCATTAGCGCGGAAGATGCTGCAATCGGATTCGGATGGTATCAAAAAAAGAATGGAAAAGTGTACCCAAGATGGGAAACTTTAAACGGTTATTGCAAAGACATTGGATTTTCCCAACTTGTTGGGAAAGATGATTACATTCCAGAATCACTGTTTTACCGTCTCGGAATGAAAGCAAGCAATGCGACTGCCGAAAAATTTCAAAACTGGCTTGCACTGGATGTTATTCCAACTATCAGAAAGACCGGCTCTTATGAAATGCCAAAGAAGAAACAAAGCAACGAGCGTCTCGCCAGTGTCAACAATGCTGTAAAGATTTTAACGCCGATGCTCCAAGCAGCAGGGTGCAACAGTAAAATCCAGCTCCTGACTGCAAAATCACTTTATGAGAAAGCAGGAGTCAATCTTCCAATCACGATCGAAGCAGATCAGCAGTATGTGGATACGGTACACATTGCAAGACAGGCAAGGCTTTACTATAAGAGTTCCGGCAAGCCGGCTGATAAAGCTGTGAATGAGATTATCCGTAGGTTGGATTTATCAGAAGATATGTACACGGAAACATGGGAATCTAAAGGAAAGTGGCAAGGCACTGTCAGAAAGTATGCACCAGAAGTAATCAGTATGGTAAAGCAGTGGTACGCCGACAATGGATATCCGAGAGAAATCTCGTATACGCAGTGCGATGGACAAGCGAAAAAGTATCATGTCATCGTTAGAGATTCAGACACAGAGTAAAAATGCGCAGGACAACATACCTCGGACAATCCAACCTGCATACATAGTAGAGAGGTGATGATTTTGATCGTAGAAACAGTAAAAGTAAAAAATGCAACAATCCGAGTACATGATGATTGTTATGTGGATCGCACAGAAGAGGAAGTTAAAAAACTTATAGATGGATGTTGCCGGATTATTCAGGGAGCATTGATACGAAAAGAGAAAACCGCTTAGGCGGTAGAAGGGAGGACAAGCTATGAAAAGGCTAACAGTAAACAAGATCGAGAAATTTATCCAGACACTGGAATCTACGGAAAGGATAGACGGCGACACCGAAAATCATAAACAAGGTGCAATCTCGTACCTTACAAACTACCGTGTCAGATTGGAAGAGCGTGGAAAGAAATCCGTAAAACTAGAGGAGGACAAGCTATGAAAGTTAAAGGAACTTACCATTGCCAGACTACTCAACAGCCCAACACTTTAAATAGTTGGGACATCCGGTCCGTATCGGTAGATTTGCCGGAAGAAGAGGACAAGCCTTACTGGATCAGAGTCGGTGTGACGGTGATCGGGTTTATCTTGGTGATGCTGTCGTGGTATCTGGCGTTTGGGTATTAAAAAGAGTGCTGTCCCAGGGCGGCAACCCTCGAGCACTCAGGGAAAATTAAATCAGTTAAAGTATAGAGAAAATTTGAGGAAAAGTCAAATGATTACAAAAACAATACTTATCAACCATGAAGAATGGCTTAAAAATAGAAAAAATGGAATCGGCGGTTCTGAAATTGCCGCTGTAATCGGGAAGAATCCGTACATGACAAATGTGGAGTTGTGGGAATTGAAAACTGGAAGAAAGGAAGCAAAAGACATTTCAAATCTTCCTTATATTAAATATGGTACACAGGCAGAGCCATTATTAAGAGAACTCTTTCGGCTGGACTTCCCAGAATACCAAGTGAGATATGAGGAAAACAACAGTTTTCGAAATGATAAATATCCCTGGGCGCAGGCTTCAGTAGATGGTTGGCTTTTTGATGGAGATGGGAGACTCGGAATCTGGGAATGTAAGACAACGAACATTCTGAATAGCACAATGCGGAAAAAATGGGATGATAGAATCCCGGACAATTATTATTGTCAATGCTTGCTATATATGGCAGTTCTGGAGGCTGATTTTTGCGAGTTAAAAGCGCAGCTAAAAAGTGAATATGCTGGTGAGGTATTCGTTCAAACAAAACATTACCATTTAGAGAGAGAAGAAAAAGTTGTGAAAGAAGACATGGAATACCTGATGAAAGAAGGAAAACGATTCTGGGGATACGTGGAGCGAGATGAATGCCCGCCGCTTATCCTTCCGGATGTAATAAGAAGATAAAGGAGAGAAAAACATGGAATTAAGAGTCAATGAAGTGAAAATGCCGGAGAAAATTACATTTAATTACGAAGAATTAAGGTCAGAAATACAGAAAATAGTAGCGGACCATAGTAATTTAGTGTACACCGGAGAGCAAATTAAGGATGCTAAATCAGATAAAGCAAGCTTAAATAAGCTAAAAAAAGCCTTAAATGACGAAAGAATAAGACTGGAAAAGGCTTATTTAGAGCCATTTAACGAATTTAAGACTCAAATTAACGCCTTAATTAAGCTTATTAACGATCCTATTAACCTTATTGATAAGCAAATTAAGGAATTTGAAGAGTACGAGAAGCAGGAAAAACGAAAGCAAATCGAGGAACTCTGGAACAGTAAATCAACACCGTTCGAAATTTCTTTGGAATGTATTTTTGACAGTAGATGGTTAAATAAGACAACATCCATGAGGTCCATCGAAGATGTTATGAATGCATTTATCACAAGCGTGGAGAAAGATGTGGATACACTTTCAAAATTACCGGAATTTGGCTTTGAAGCATTAGAAGTCTATAAATCCACTCTGGATATCAACAGGGCGTTAAATGAAGGGCAGCGCCTAGCAGAAATACAGAGGAAAAAAGCAGAATACGAAGCAGAACAGGAAAAATTGAAAGCAGAGAAGGAAGCGAAAAAGGCAGCAGAGTTCCAGAAGAAAGAGGATGATCTTCCCGGACAGATTGGATTTACAGATGCAAAATCTTTTGAGGAATGCATGAATCCACCGGAAACAGAGATGGCAAAGTGCGTGACAGGGATTGAAAAGGAAGTATTTGAGGAGTGCGTAGCTAGGGAGCGCCAGTGGGTATCATTTCAGGCAAATTTAACAACAGAGGACGCTTTGGCATTAAAAGCATTTTTCAATAGCAGAAACATTGAATTCAAAGCAATTTAAGAAAGAGAGGAAAAGAAAATGGCAGTAGGAAATAGTTTAACAGCAAGAAAAAACACAGGAATCTCAGCATATTTGACACAGGAAGCAGTTAAAAACCAGATTAACAATGTGATTGGCGGGAAGAACGGTCAGAGATTTATTTCCGCAATTGTATCGGCTGTAAATAACAATGCAGCATTACAGGAATGCACAAATCAATCGATCCTTTCCGGTGCGCTGCTGGGTGAGTCGCTGAACCTTTCACCGTCTCCGCAGTTGGGACAGTATTACCTTGTGCCGTTTAATGACAGAAACAAAGGTAAGGTGGCGCAGTTTCAGCTTGGATATAAAGGGTATATCCAGCTCGCAATTCGTTCCGGGCAGTACAAAAAACTGAACGTACTGGCGATTAAAGAGGGCGAGCTTGTCAGGTTTGATCCTCTGAACGAAGAGATTGAGGTACATCTGATCGAGGATGAAGAAGCGAGGGAACAGGCTGAAACAATCGGATATTATGCAATGTTTGAGTATACGAATGGGTTTAAAAAGGCGATCTATTGGAGCAAAAAGAAAATGGAAGCTCATGCATTAAAGTATTCCAAAGGATATCAGGCGAAAAAGGGATACACGTTCTGGGAAAAGGACTTTGACGGAATGGCATATAAAACTATGCTGCGTCAGCTGATCTCTAAATGGGGAATCATGTCTATCGATATGATGTCGGCAATGGATGCAGATATGGCAGTGATAAACGATGACGGAACAAAAACATACGTCGATAACGATAGCGATGCGGAGATTATTGACATGGAACAGTCGCAGGAAGAAAAAACTGAATCTTCCGAAAGAGGACAGAGCGCAGCAGCGGCATTGTTTGGAAATTAAGAGGTGAATTGATATGAATAAAATTATTTTATGCGGACGACTGACGGCAGATATAGAAATGAGATACACAAATGACGGGAAAGCAGTAGCAAGTTTTAATTTTGCCGTAAACCGCAGATTTAAGAGAGACGGAGATCCAGAAGCTGACTTTTTCCGGTGTGTAGCATTCGGAAAGATTGCGGAAACATTCGAAAAGTGCAATGTTGGAAAGGGAACGAAACTCTTAATTGATGGAGAAATGAGGAACAACAACTATGAAAAAGACGGTGTGAAGTATTATGGAATGCAGATGATCGTCAGTGGATTTGAGTTTTGCGAAAGCAATGGAAGCAGCGGACAGTCTGCTCCGCAATATGGACAGCCGGACCACGATGGATTCCAAAACGTCCCTGATGGAGTTGATGAAGAACTTCCGTTCATGTAGGGCGATCACATGAAGAAAACAAGAGAATGCATACATTGCGAGAGATTTTGGGAGTGCAAAGGCAAGGAAAAGGATGAGCCTTGCCTGCACTACAAAGAAAGGAAAGAAAATGGCAGTAAACAGTAAAAAGAAAGGTGCAAGATTTGAACGGGAATTAGCTGGTATCTTCCGTGATTATGGATATAAAGAAGCGCGCAGAACAGCGCAATACTGCGGAAATACAGGCGATGCTTCAGACGTGGTTGGTCTTCCTTTAATTCATGTGGAAGCGAAACATCAAGAGCAGATGCGACTTTATGACTGGATGGATCAAGCAAAGAGAGATGCCGCAGCGAATAGAACGGGAAAGCTTCCTGCTGTATTCCATAAGAAAAACAATCATAAAATCCTTGTTACGATGGAGCTGGATGATTGGATGCAAATATACCGCGAATACCAGTCTGGAATGCAGATAGATACAGAAAGGCTGTGATTTAATGTCAAAACGATACTACTGGCTTAAGCTACAGAAAGATTTTTTTATACAGCCCAAAATTAAAAAGTTACGGAAAATTGCTGGCGGCGATACTTATACCATTATCTATTTAAAAATGCAACTGCTGAGTTTAAACAATGGTGGAAAGCTGTTTTTCGAGGGGATTGAAGAGAATTTTCCGGAAGAAATTGCCCTGACAATAGACGAAGATCCAGACAATGTGAAAGTAACTGTACAATACCTACTGTCTCAAGGACTTATTGAGCCCTGTTCCGAAACAGAATTTTTAATGACGGAAACACAGTCTTTAATCTGCTCGGAATCGGAATCAGCGGAGCGCGTTAGGGCATCAAGAAAAAATAAGGCGTTACAATGTAACACGAATGTAACAGAGTGTAACAACAATGTACAGAAGTGTAACACAGATATAGATATAGAGTTAGATAATAGAGATAGAGTAAGAGATAAGACTGATAGCAAAATAAGCTATCAGCTGATCGCCGACACATTTAATGATATCTGTAAGAGTTTTGATAGAGTCGAGCGGATTTCCGATAGCAGGAAGGAAGATATTGATGCAGCCTGTAAGAAATTCAGTTTTAGCCAGATCAGAACCGCATTTATAAAAGCGGAGAACAGCAAATTCCTGAAAGGCAAAGAAAGTAAAGGGGATTATAAATTCAATGCAAATTTTAACTGGATCATAAAAGAGCAGAACTTAAAAAAGATTTTAGAAGGTAAATTTGATAATGAACCGGAAGGATCGGAAAAGAAGAAAAAACAATCAAAACCGCCAGTAAGCAGAAACCTAAACAACTTCGAACGCAGAGGATACGACATGGACTCTCTGGAAGAGCAGCTATTGAACTCAAATTAAGGAGGAATTATGGAACCGAAGAAAGTAACAATAAATTACGCTCTGCTCTGCAAGGAACTAGAAAAGCAGGGCAAGACAAAAGAGAAATTCTCGGCGGAACTCGGGAGAAGCAAGTCTTTTGTCTGTAATATGGCGAAGAACCCGGAACAGACAGAAGATTTTGAAAGGACCATGTGTCTACTACTCGGGCTTGAGCCGGGAAGTCTGGTAAAAGAACCGGAGAAGAAAGGAATGACAGCAGCGCAGGCGCTTACAGTCATCCGGGATGAGATTTTAGAGAATCGCAGAATCATGCAGGAGAATTTTGAAAAAATCTGGAACAAGCTGAACACCAACACTGTCCAACTGGAAAAGATTAAGGACAAGGTCAACGAGGTATCTAAGACCGATTATGACAAGGCGGTGGAATGGTTAAAAGATAAAATGGCAGGTGGGCGATATGACGGAGCGAAGCTGCTCATGGAGTCAGATGCAGCGGGAATCAAACGATCAGATGTCATGAAAGCGAGAAACGAATTAAAAATAAAGATACAGACAACCGGATATGGAAAGAATGTGAAAGCATGGTGGAGCTTAGAAAGGGAGTAAACATGAACAGAAAAAGATACGGCTTTAAAGTCTACAGGAAACAGCCTACCGGATTGAGACACGGAAATATGGATTTGTTTACGCGCGGAAGCACAAAGCGGAAGAGAAAGAATAGGGTGAGAGGGAAATGACGAACAATGATCATTTGAACAACATAACAGGAGAAATTGATACACCAGAAATTTCCGCAGTGAAGATGATACTTACAAGAATAGATGAGGATTTAGAAAACGATCTGTATGAAGAAAACCGTGATAAATACCTGAATTTGTACAAGAGCCAAAAAGAGTGGCTGGAAAGAGAGGTTGAAAATGAGTAGACCAGCACACTTTCTGGATCCGTACAAGTTCCAGATCGAAGAGATGGTAAAACTCGGATGCTTGGATGAGCATATCCATAAAGTCTTACATGACATCCAGAAAGCGGAATTTACCAGAGATGATCTTATCCGGTACATGGATAAGACTGGGATTCGAAAGAGAAGAGTAGCGAAAAGATGGACGCGGAGCAAAGAGGATGAGTGGGAAGAGCTTTGCAAGCAGTTAAGGAGAAAAAATGGGAAAAGTTGATGATTATACAGCCGGTAGATCACAGGGATTGATTCTAGCAAGGGAGATTGTAAAAAAAGACGGTATCGAGGGACTGGAAAAAGAAATCCAGTTCCGGAATATCACGGGAGTTAACACGGCGTTGACCAGAAAAGAGTTAAATATCGCCTGTGAGAAGATTAAAAACATGACACTGGACACAATGATGGTAATCGCAGTTGCAACACTGCATGATGAGTTCGGTTTTGCTGGGAAACGGTGCAAGAGATTTATTGACCGGATGAATCTAAAAGCAGAGTGCTTGGTGGATGATATGGCAACATGGGATGAGTATACAAAGATGATTAAGGATGAGATCGGGATTGAGATGACGATTAGGAGGAATGACTAATGGCAAAAACAGAAGAAACATGGATGGACGGAATCACGACGGAAATGATGGAGCATATCTGCGACAACCTGTGTAAGTATCCGGACCAGTTAAACGGAGAGCAACTGGAAGATAAATGCGAAGAATGTAAGATGGGACGGTTTGTGTGCGATATTTTGAACCAGTATAACAAGGTTAATGATTTTGTAAATAGCCAGTGTGCGAAGTTGATGAATGAGATGCATGAGCTGAAAGAACGAGATACGGCGAAGAAGCCTAGCATAATGGACCACATACTTGGTGACATTAACTTTAAATGCCCTACGTGCAAAAGTGAATATATTTGCGAAAAAGAAAATGAACCTCTTTATTGCCAGAATTGCGGACAGAGATTAGATTGGAGTGAGTAGCATGGAGGAATTAAAGAAATGTCCATTCTGTGGCGGAGATGCGATTCTAAAAGTCCATTATGGATTTGATGAAAAAGTTATATCAGCTTTCGTGTACTGCAAAGAATGCGGAGTTGCAACGCGAAGATGTGCTTTAGAAACAACTGCTATAGGGAAATGGAACAGGAGGGTGAAAAGATGAGAAAACAAACATTTGAAGATATCCTGTATATGATTAAAAGATCGTGTGACAAACATTTTACACAAGGAACTGTTTACGATGGAATGAAACCAGAGATTGTAAGATGCGCCACAAATATTTACATAGAGCAGATGCGACAGAACAGAGGAAAGGAAGATGAATAGAGAAATCCTTTTTAAAGCAAAGAGAAAAGATAACGGTGAATGGGTAGAAGGGTATTATGTATATATTACCAATCCGCTAACAGAAGATGGTAAACCGATAAAACATCTGATTTGTAACGGAACTAATATATTTAATGACTTGATTGACCCCGACACCCTCTGCCAGTACACCGGATTTACCGACAAGAACAGTAAGAAGATTTGGGAGAATGATATTCTTGTAGAAAAACACAAAGGTATTGTCACTATGAAATATCGTGTCGTATTTGATTTAGAAGAAGGTGCATGGATGCTTGAAACAAAATCCGGCGCAAGATATAGAATAGGTGTAGTAAATCAAAGGGATTTTGAGGTTTGTGGAAACATTTTTGATAATCCAGAGCTGTTGGAGGTGGAATAGATGGATCTAAAAATGGAATATTTAGGAATGGACACTATGACTTACAATTATCTTCTTCGTGCAGGCGCAAGATCAATATTAGATGTATGTGATATTTTAAATGGCAAGAGAGCAATGCAGAGAAAAATTCCAGAATACGTTTTGAGAAAAGCGAAGGAATATGTTGAGACACAAGAAAGTATTTTGGGAGTCCGGTTGTTGGGAGAAGAGTAATGAAGTATAACAGGCTGAAGTATAACAGACAAAAGTTTTGCGATTGTAGCGACAAAGAAAAGTTGCGAATTGTAAATGAAGAATTAGCACTTGAAACACACGACAGAACTACGAAAGATGATTTATTGATGCTGCTTGATTGGACGTATAACAGATTAATAAAAGGTGATTTGGAGGTGGAGTGATGAACGTATTAGAGAAAATCGTGGAAGAAATCGAATCCATGAAAAATGACGTCTACGAAACCTTGAAGGAAGAAAAGAAAAGACACGGAGCAAGCAAAACAGCGGAAGAACTGGAAAGCTATATTTACGGGTTGACTTGTGCAGTAGATATTGTGGAGAAGTATGTGGACAAGGAGAATGTGGAATGAACGTATTAGAGAAGATTTTGGAAGAGATTGAAGAACGTGTGAACATGATTAAAAACATTCCAGTCAATGAAGATGATGATTTTCTGGATGGTGAGGAATGTTATGAAGCCGGAAGAGTACAAGGTCGGTATGAAGAGTTGCTATGGTGTAGAAATATGATTCGTTCTCACATGGATGACGATTTATGCACGAATACCAAGAACAATATGGACGAAATGGCAAGTATTGATTCTGCAATTAAAATTTTAAGAAATATGCAGAATCCTAGAATAGATTATGCAGACATGGTAGGAGCGCCCGTGTTTTGTTATGGGAAAAGATATGTGTTTCCAGAACAAGAGGATTATGCTATTGAAACAGCTCTTATTGCATTAAATGAGAAGAAAGCCCGTAATATACATAGAAATAATGTAGTAGAGAGCAATATGTATAACAAATGTCCTGATTGCAGCCGAAGAAAATGGTATCAGAAAGGATATGAAGACGGAAAGAAAGACAATGACTGGATTCCTTACTCAGTACAAAATATGCCTAAGAAAGAAGGTATATATCTTGTAACGTGTGACGATAAAGAATATCCGGTAAAGAGAATGAGATTTAAAAAAGAGGATGAATATGGTCTCTGGTATGACGATTATGGGATTTATGACGGGGTAATATTTGCATGGCAGCCACTTCCAAAACCATATAAGGAGGAATAACATGGACATTTTAATCACAATCGCATTCCTGGCTCTGTACTACATCCTGGGACTGGGAACTATGGTAGCACTAATAAGTGGGGTATATGAGGATGCAGAACTGAAATTTAAGGATTATTTAATGGCTTTGCTCTTTCCGTTTGTACTATTTGTTGTATTTGTGGATTGGATTGTGCGAAAGATAGTGAGGTAGGAAATATGAGAAAATTTAACTGGGACGAATTTAAAAATGAAGAAAATAAGATTGCGGTGCACTGCAAAACCGAGGAAGAAGCGGTAGACTTTTGCAAGCAGATGCATGAACATGGAATGAAATGGAACGGTGGTTTTAGTTATTTGGACTATACGAATTATCGTATATACAGAGAAGGAACTTGTTATATAGCAAAAGGTGAATACTGTTTTAAAAATTATTACGAAAAAAGGGGATACACAATCTTAGAATGGAGTGATTACATGCAGAAAGAATTTACCAAGGCAGATTTGAGAGATGGGATGGTAGTTGAACAAAGAGATGGCAACATGTATCTTGTATTGGCTGGGAAGGCAGTAAGAAAAGGCAGATGCAATCATATAGACGGTTACACTGATGACTTGAAATGGGAAGGTTATACAGGAGGAGACATCGTTAAAGTCTATAGAATTACTCCGGAATCACTCGGATGCATAGAAGATGTGTTTATTAAAAGCAACCTTGAACTCATTTGGGAACGCACCGAATCGAAGAAAATGACAATCGAAGAAATGCGGATGAAGCTGGAAGAACTGACAGGAGAGGAAATTGAGGTGATGCAGGAATGACAAGAGATGCTATGAAACGCAGAAGGGATACAGCAGACACCGTGAGAAAGATAGAAGCTTACAAGATGGCAACGAGAAAGCCATGTAAGACGGCTTTAAAGCAACAGGGGCATAAAGCCTTTGCCTGCGACTTTAAAGGTGGTGAGAGGGCGAATAAGGACGTTGCAGGGTACAAGAAGCACACGGTGGAAGACTTTTTGAAGAAGGTCGGAATAGATACGAAAGGGAGTGTGATGGGTGGAAAAGAAAACACTGAAAAAGTATAGACCGAACAAAGACAGACTTATCCGGATTGAGGAGCAAATACAGGAACTATGCGAACGAGAGTCAACTGTGGTCATGGGGAAGGTAACGGGATCCAGCGCAGATTTTCCATACACGGAAGTACGAACATCTGTACAAATGTATGATCCTTACGAAGAAGAGAATATAAGACGGCAGATCAGAAGGAAAGAAGCGGATAGACTTCTGATTCTGAAGGAGCAGAAAGAAGTTGAAGACTACATAAACGGGATTGATGATCCGGAGATTAAAGAGATATTTGAGTTGCACTATCTTGAGGGGAAAACCCAGCAAAAAGTCGCAGATGAAATTGGATATACCCAGGCGCGAGTATCGCAGATTATAAGCGGGCAGCTTAAAGATTTATAGCATTTATATTTTGCTTATGCTATAATTATTCTAGAACGATTGTATATTGTTCTAAAACAATCTTTCCAAACATTCGGAACACCGCCGGACTTTCACCCTTTCTTGTCTGGCGGTGTTTTTATGCGGAGTATAGCATCAGTGGTAGACGCGCAGGGTCGCGCCCTGTGTCCTTGGTTCGATTCCAAGTGCTCCGCTTTGTGATGTGAGTATACAGGCTGCACAGCTGAGGTCTGTTCTGGGAGTGCACACCGGCTTTACATCACAAATGGTACCAAAACGCAGATATCCGCAGATCTGCAAAACAAACAAAAATAGATTCAGCAATCTATATTTAGTGTAATCAGCGTACCCGAGTGCGGATAGGGTAAAGGATGTCAATAAAAGGCATCCTACGGGTGTATGGCTCAGTTGGTAGAGTAATCGGCTTTTAACCGATGTGTCGCAGGTTCGAATCCTGCTATACCCGTTGTGGACTACTGCAATCCCCCCTTTTTTCCATATAATTTTTTAATAGCGTTTTTGCTATTTGGCTTGATTCGAATTCTTGTACATTTGCAGTAGTACGCAAAAAACAAGATGGACATACGTACAAAGCGAAATCAAACGTTGAAACGTTTTGCGAAATAAGCTATTATATAAATTATGCTTTATATTACGGATGAATAGGGGGAAATATGTTTAATTTAAGTACAACTATAACTAATGCAGAGGCAATATATTCTAAATACAATGGAATGAGTGATGATTTGAAAGGCGCAATAATAACTGCAATAATTACCGGGGTGATTTCCGTAATTGGATTTGTAGTAACAAATATGTCATTGAAGAATAGTTTTAAAAATGAGCTCGCAAGACAGAGGGACAATATAGCATTGGAAAAAATGTCTACTATGCCATTTGAAATCTTGGGGCTTTTGGATAAAGCGAGGAGCTCAAAAACTATTGAGAGCGAAGAAGTTGTGAAAATTTTGAACATTATTTACGCTTATGGATCAGAAAAAGCGATAGCAATTGCAACTCTTATGCAAAAAGAAAATTATAAAAAAGAAGAAATGGGAAATCGCAACAGGTTTCGGATTATGTCGGCATATATTTTGTTGGCTACTCAAATTAAAATGGACGTTACTGGCGTATGCGTGAATCCGGAATTTTGGTTTAAAATGAGAATAACGGATTTCGAAAGTACAAAGAAGAAAATTGTAGAAGCTAACAACATGCTGGTGTCAGAATTGGAATTAGATGATAGATTTTATATAGATTTAGAAAGCAGCCATTAAAAGCTGCTTTTATTATGTTTAAAAGGTGGTGAGCTTGATGACAAAATTAACAGATAAGCAGAAAAAGTTCATAGATGAGTATCTGGTGGATTTGAACGCCACTCAAGCAGCCATAAGAGCTGGATACAAAGAAAAGGCAGCTTACCGGACAGGAGCTGAGAACCTCAGAAAACCTCAAATTCAGGAAGAAATCCAGAAACGAATGGAAGAGCGTCAGAAGCGGACAGAGATCACACAGGATATGGTACTCCAAGAACTGGCTGCTATTGCTTTTGCTAGAGCGACAGACTATGTATCTGTGATGGGTGGAATGGTGCAAGTAAAAGATACGGATCAGCTATCAGATTCACAAATAGCAGCTATTGCAGGAATCAAAGAAACGCAGAACGGGATAGAAGTCAAGTTAGGAAGTAAGGAAAAGACACTCGAGCTCCTCGGCAGACATTTAGGCATGTGGAATGATAAGCTGGATGTCGCAGGAGATATGGATATGAAAATTTTAGTGGACTACGGTGATCAAGATGAAGGAAGTTAAGGTTGGGTTCAATAAAAATTTCAAAGAGTTTAACGAATGCAAGAAGCGCTATCGGCTGGCAAAAGGCTCTGCCGGATCCGGAAAGTCGGTAAACATTGCACAGAATTTTATCATCAAACTTGGTGATCCAAAGTATAAAGGTGCAAATCTCTTGTGTGTCCGGAAAGTAGACACAACAAACAAGGATAGTACCTATGCAGAGTTGAAGAGTGCAATATATAAAATATACGGGGATAAAGCGGGATTATTCTGGCAGATCAGAAGCAATCCAATGGAGCTGATCTCTAAAGTAACTGGGAATAAAGTGATTTTCCGAGGAATGAAAGACGATGGACAGCGAGAAAAAGTAAAGTCTATCACATTTGATGTCGGAAAATTAACATGGATATGGATTGAAGAAGCAACGGAGCTATATGAAGCGGATGTCGATATTCTCGATGACCGACTCAGAGGTGACTTGTCATTCAATCCATTTTTGTATTATCAGATCACGTTCAGCTTCAATCCGGTGTCAGCAACGCACTGGTTAAAAGCAAAATATTTTGACATAAAAAGTGATGATGTATACACGCACCAGTCTACATACCTGCAGAACCGGTTCATAGATGAAGCATATCACCGGCGCATGATGATGCGTAAAGAGCGGGATCCGGATGGGTATCGGATTTACGGACTCGGCGAATGGGGAGAGACCGGAGGGCTTATCCTTACAAATTATGTGGTTGAGGAATTCGATACATCCCCAGAAAGATTCGATTACATGGTAAATTCACAGGATTTTGGATTCAACCATGCGAACTGTATCGGGGAGATTGGATTCAAGGATGGAGATATCTACTTATGCCGGGAATTGTATGTATTTGAAAAAGATACATCAGAGATCATACAGCTGGCTGAGGGAAAATTCCAGAAGAGAATTACCATGTATTGTGATTCTGCGGAGCCGGACAGGATTAAGATGTGGCAGAAAGTTGGATACAGAGCGCGCCCGGTCAAGAAAGAGCCAAACAGTGTAAAAGCACAGATCGATTATCTGAAGCAGCACACAATCCACATTCATCCGTCTTGCGTGAATACGATCAAGGAGATACAGCAGTGGAAATGGAAAAAAGATGAGAAAACGAATACTTTCACGGATGAGCCAGTGAATTTCTTTGATGATGCAATGGCAATGCTCAGATATTCTATTGAGCAGGAAAGGCGGGTGCCAGCAAGACTAAATCGAACGATTCAGGGAGGATTATAGATGATATACAGGATTTCATCAGAAGAAGAACTGACAGATGAGACGCTTGGTCAGTTTATAGAGAGACATCGCGCAGAATGCGTTTTTCGGTATGAGGAACTTCGAAAGGCTTATGAAACAGATTATCCGATTTTTTACGAGCCTAAAAAACCAAGATGGAAGCCGGATAACCGTATTGCAGTAAATTTTGCAAAATATATTGTGGATACCATGAATGGATTTTTTATTGGGAATCCAATCAAGTTGTCTGTGGACGGGAATGAAGATGTTGAGAAATATGTTGAATTTTTGGATCAGTATAATAACCAGGACGATAACAACGCGGAATTGTCAAAAATATGTAGCATATATGGAAAAGGATATGAAATGTATTATGTAGATGATCTTGGCAACATCGGGATTACATATCTTTCTCCGATGGATGCATTTATGGTGTACGATGATTCTGTACTCAGTAAGGAACGTTATTTTGTGAGGCTGTACACGGATGCGGATCAGGTATTACATGGTAGTGTATCAGATCAACAAAAGGTTAAGTGGTTTGTATTAAAAGGGCGTATTGTATGGGAGACAGAAGAAAAGATTCATGGTTTCGATGGTGTTCCGGCAGCAGAATTCGTGGAGAACGCGGAACGGATTGGGATTTTTGAGCCGGTTATGACGATGATAAATGCATATAATAAGACGATTTCCGAAAAAGCGAATGATGTCGATTATTTTGCAGATGCATACCTGAAAATACTTGGGACTCTCCTGGGAAATGACGAAACGGAACATATTAGGGATAACAGGATTATAAACCTTGACGGAGATACAGAGAATGTGATCGTTGAATTTATGAGCAAGCCGGACGGAGATAATACGCAAGAACATCTGATTGACAGACTGGAAAAGTTGATTTTTCAGATCAGCATGGTAGCTAACATTTCGGATGAAAACTTTGGAACTACATCCGGCATCGCCTTAAAGTACAAGTTGCAGGCAATGAGCAATCTGGAAAAAACAAAAGAACGAAAGTTTTCTGCTGGAATGAATCGAAGATACAGATTGATTTTTAGTAATCCTGTATCTGGAATGAAAAAAGATGATTTTGTGTTGATTCATCCACATTTTACGCCAAACTTTCCAGCAAATATCTTGGAAGAGACTCAGATTGCGGGCAATTTGGAAGGAATTGTGTCACAGGATACCCAGCTTAAAACGCTTTCCATCGTAGACAATGTGAAGGAAGAGATGAAAAAAATCGAGGAAGAAAATCAGCAACGAGAAGATGCTGTGATGAATAGCATGTTCGGAGGTGGACCAGGTGAGCAGTCAGGGGTACTGGAAAGAAAGAGAAGCAGAGCAGAAGAAACATAATATACAGGAAGAAAAGGAGTTCAGGGAACAATTAGATGAAATCTATCAGAATATGATGGACGAGATTGAAAAACAGGTCAATGGTTTTTATGTGCGGTATGCAAGGAAAGAAGGAATTACTCTTTCAGAAGCGAAGAAAAGGGTTGCGAAACTGGATATTGAATCTTATGCAAGAAAGGCAAAGAAATATGTGAAAGATAAAGAGTTTTCTGACAAGGCAAATGCAGAAATGCGTCTTTACAATCTCACGATGAAAGTAAACAGACTGGAACTTCTGAAAGCTCAGATTGGACTCGAAATGGTAGCCGGATTCGATGAAATAGATAAGCTGTTTGATCAGATTTTGTATGATCGGACAGAAAAGGAGTTGAAGCGTCAGGCTGGCATCCTCGGGAAAACTGTACAAAATAATGCCAAAAAGGCAAGAGTTATTGTTAATGCGTCTTTTCGCAATGCGACTTTTTCAGATCGCATCTGGATGTACCAAGATATGTTAAAATCGGAGTTAGCCAAGTTATTGCAAATTGGGCTTATCCAAGGGCAAAATCCGAAAAAACTGGCAACACATCTAAGAAAAAGATTCGGAGTCAGCCAGAGCAACGCGGAGCGTCTGATGGTAACAGAACTTGCAAGGGTGCAGACAGAAGCACAGAAACAATCTTTTGAAAAGAATGGGTTTGATGAATATACGTTTCTTGCACTAGGAGATGCCTGTCCAATTTGCAAAGGGCTAGATGAGAAGCAATTTAAAGTTTCCAAAATGATGCCTGGAGCCAACGCTCCTCCGATGCATCCGCGCTGTCGGTGCAGTACAGCAGCATATATGGATGACAAAGAATATGATGAATGGCTGGACGGGCATTCTGAGCACGGGATGGATTTTGAAACTTGGAAGAAGAGGGTTGAAAAGAAATCTACGTTTGATATAATAAAGGCAGATAAAACTGTCAGCGGACATTCCGGCACTCCTAAGATGGCAGAGGTAGGAATGGTAATAGATCACATTGGAAAAGATGGGAAAGTAGATGTAAGAGCTTTTTACGGAGAGTCAAAATTAAAATCTAAAGATATCCACGCAACCGATCATGGGAATCCAAAGCAGCACCCTTATGGAGAACATGGGGAACACGTACATGATTATACATGGGGAGATGATGGTAGACTGAAGAATAAGACAACTCGCGAATTAAGCAAAGAGGAAAGAAAGGAGAATGGCGATATATTATGAATAAAGATGAATTAAGACAAATTTTATCTGAGTGTTGCAATGATATTTCTTTCTTTTACAAAGGATTGGCATCGGGAGTGACAGTTGAAGTCAGAGATTACATTCCAACGTATCAAGCGTGGCATGGTAATGATACGAAAGAGTATGATAATGTAGATGAGGTTATGAATGATAAATTTTATAGCGGAAAATCATTAAACGATCTAGTAAAAGAAGTAGAAATTGATGCAATGTAATACCATCGGTCGGTCGAGCGGGCTGGTGGTATTTTTGTACTCATTTTGGAGGTGATGCGATTTGATTGAGGTGAGAATTCGACCAGAGCGAATTGAAATCTCTGGACACGCAGGGTATGCAGAACCCGGAAAAGACATTGTTTGTGCTGGTGTTACGGCACTTACACAGACGCTGATCCAGTCGATTGATGACTTAACGGATGATGAAATAGAATACAGAATATCTCCCGGAAAGGTTGAGGTAGAATACAGGAATCTGTCAGAGAAATCAAAAACTCTGGTGGATTCCTTTTTCATTGGAGTCAGCATGATTGCTGATGAATTCCCGGAATATGTTCGGGTGGTGTAACTTGATGTGACCGAAAAGTCGTAAAACTAAGATTCGAGCAATGACTTGGGCTTAATTGAACGGGTTGGGGCAGGAAGGAAACATAATATGAAACATAAAAAGTTATTGAGTTGTTGGAGAGTACCAATGGCAAAATTACAGATTTTTGCAGAAGGAGACGGAGACGGTGGCGTACACGCAAACGGAGACGGAGTAGAAAATGGGAAATCCGGTGATAAAAATCATCCGTTATCTTTTGATGATTTTTTAAAGCAGGGTGGAAATCAGGCAGAATTTGATAGGCGCGTGCAGAAAGCAACGCAGACTGCAGTAGCAAATGCCCAACAGAAATGGAAAGCGTTGACGGACGATAAAATGTCTGAAGCGGAACGTCTGGCACAGATGACAAAAGAGGAGAAGGCTGAATACAGGGCAAATAAGCTGGAGAAAGAACTGAGCGATCTGAAACGCCAGAATGCTCTTTCAGATATGGCAAAGACAGCAAGAAAGATGTTGGCAGAGGAAGAAATCAACCTTCCGGATGAATTGCTTTCCCATCTTGTAAGTGAGGATGCTGAAAAAACAAAAGAAGCAGTAGAATCATTTACGAAGTTGTATAAAGCAGCAATACAGGCTGCAGTAAAGGATGCTTTAAAAGGAAATCCGCCCAAAGTTGGGACTGGCGGAAAAGGAACAATGACAAAAGATCAGATTCTGGCAATTAAAAATCCATCTGAAAGACAGAAGTTAATTGCAGAAAACATGACATTATTTCAATAAAGGAGAGAAAGAAGATATGCATGATATTGAAAAATTAGGATTACAGGTATTTGCAGCTCCAGAAGGTATGACTGGACAGGCACAGATCCAGGTCAGAGCACGTGAAATTGATTTTGTAACGAGTTTTGGAAAGAATATTCAGGATTTGTTGGATGTTCTTGGAATTACACGGATGATTCGAAAAGCAAATGGAACAGTTTTGAAAACAAAGACTGTAAAAGGCTCGTTAAAATCTGGAGATGTTGGAGAGGGAGAAGAGATTCCGTTATCTCAGTATACTGTGGAGGAAACACCGTTCGATACAATCAAAATTGAAAAATACAGAAAAGCTGTATCTATCGAAGCGATTGCGGAGAAAGGGTATGATGCTGCGGTGCAGTCTACGGACGATGAGTTTAAATCAGATCTCCAGAATAAAGTCAAAGAAAAGTTGTATGCTCAGTTAAAGGCTGGATCACTTGTAGGGCATGAAACTACATGGCAGATGGCGATTGCAATGTCCATTGGAAAGGTGAAAGAAAAATTTGAGAGTATGAACAGAACAGCTACAGGGATTGCGGTATGGGTGAATACTTTGGATGTTTATAGATATGTCGGAGCAGCCGATATCACATTGCAGACTTCGTTTGGAATGTCGTACATTAAAAACTTCCTTGGTGCAGATGTCGTATTTGTGACATCAGAGATTCCAGAAAAAACAGTAATCGCAACCCCGTTAAACAATATGAACGCATACTATGTGGATCCAGCAGATTCCGAGTTTGTAAAAGCCGGACTGTCGTATACTACGGATTCGGCAACTGGATTCATCGGATTTCATGCTCAGGGAACTTATGAAAGAGCGATTTCAGATATGTTTGCAATTATGGGGCTTCGTATTTTTTGCGAGTATATGGATGCCATTGCATATATGTCGGTAGGCGGTGAAAATACACAGAAACTTGGGGAGTTAAAGGTAGCATCTGTGAAGGGTTCTGAAAACGGAAAGACTCTCCCATCTGTAGATAAGCAATTGTCATCTATGAATAACTGCTGGAAGTATAAAACGAAAGCAAGTAGCGCGGAAGCAGTAACTTATGGAATGGATGTGAAAACATGGAAGAAATGGGACGGAGTTTCTGAAATTGATGGAACAAATGGAGAACATTTGACAATCGTGGAAGCAGATCCTGGGTTTAAAGCTGTTGCCAAAGGCAGTGCAGTGATCGTATCTCAATAAATGGGTAGGTGATGAGATGTTAGACGACTTGAAAATCCTTTTGGGGATTGATAGTTCTGACAGGGATTCTGATGAAAAGCTTTTGTTGATTCTGGAATCTGTAAAAAATAGACTAAAACTGCTTCTCGGCGGTATGGAAGTACCGCCGAGTATGCAGCATATTGTTACAGATGTAGCTGTGGTACGTTTTAATCGTATCGGGTCAGAAGGAATGTCATCACATACTGTAGCGGGAGAGAGCACATCCTATTTAGAAAATGATTTTGCTCCCTATATGGAGGAGATACAGGCGTATCTCGATTCCGTAGGTGGAATTAAGAAAGGAAGTATTCGGTTTTTATGAGATACGATAGACCTGTATTCTTTCAAACGGTAGTACAAGGAGTGTATAATCCCACAACAGGAGATTATGCGGAAGATTATACAACCGAAACAAAACGGTATGGGAGTGTTTCTGATACTGGTACAGAAACGATGAATTTAGTTTACGGTGAGATTAAGCAAGGGAGCTTGACCATCCAACTACAGACGCACTATAAGGAGCTATTTCACAGGATCCGTGTTGGAAGGAAAGTATACAGAGTGGATTTTGAACGAAAACTGCGAACAAAGCATGTGTTTGTAGTAAGTGAGGTGCAAAGTGGCAGAAATTAAATTTGAGGGAATTGCAAAGCTGAATAAAGGCTTGAAAAAGAGAATGGATATGAGCGCAGTGAAGACTGTTGTAAAAAGGAACGGCTCTGATATGCAAAGAAAAGCGCAGAGGAACGCACCGGTTGACACTGGAACACTGAAAAGAAGTATCGGTATTGACATCTCTGATGGTGGAATGACTGCCACAGTAGAGCCGACAGTCGAGTATGCACCTTATGTGGAGCTTGGAACCCGCTTTATGGAAGCTCAACCGTTTTTGAAGCCTGCATTTGAGGAACAGAAAAAGCAGTTTGAAAAAGATTTGCAAAAGCTTGTGAGGTGAGATATGGATCCACAGCAAGAATTATTTACAAAATTACTTACAGAGATCAAAGCATTAGGATATGACGTATATGACGGCTTCTTACCGCCGGATGGTACGCCGTATCCTTTTGTTTATCTCGCAGACAGCCAATTGATCGATGATGCGAATAAGACCGCTGTGTTTGGCAGCGTCCATCAGACAATCCATATTTGGCACGACAATCCAAAACGGCGCGGGACGGTATCAAAAATGCTGTTGGCGATCAAAACCACATGCAGAAGACTGGATCATACCGAAAATTTTGCATGGGATGTCCGGAATGTAAATCAGAGGATTCTTCCGGATACAACAACAAAGCACCCTCTTTTACACGGGCTGCTGGAAATAGAATTTAGTTTTAGTTAGAGAGGAGAAAAGTATGTTTAAAACAGGACTACAGTTATTTGCAGAGGCGGTACCGGGCAAGAAAATCGTCTATTTGTATCGACTTGCAGGAAAAGCCAAAGAAGAGGCTGCGAAAAATCTTGCATTCACAACAGAAAATGGAAGAACAAAAAGCAAGGATGCGGATTCTACGGCAACGAAGGACGGAACAATTCGCACACCCGGGGCTGCGGAAACAGAAATCACGGCCACTGCTATCCTTGCGAAGAAAGATAAGTTAATCTCCGAGTTAGAGGACGCGATGGATTCGGATGAGTTGCTTGAAATCTGGGAAGCAAACCTTGAGGATCCGGCAGAACCTGGTCCGAATAAGTTTAAGGGCATGTATTTCCAGGGATATCTCACGGAATTTGAGATCACATCCTCGGCAGATGAAAATGTAGAGGTGTCTCTTACTTTTGGTGTTAACGGCTCCGGAAAGCGAGGGGACGTTACTGTGACTGCACAGCAGCAGGAAGTAGCAGCTTATGTGTTTAAGGATACAACACAGGAATCGTAAACCCCTCTGGTGATACTGCCTTGATTAGTAGAGGGAGAATTTGTAAGGCGAAAAACGGATGATTATGTACATAGGGGGCGGTAAAACCGCTCTCTTTTAATGGAGGTAAAAAATATGATGGAATTAACAATTAACGGACAGGTGTACCAGTTTAAATTCGGAATGGGATTTTTGAGAGAAATCAACAAGCAGACAAATATGCCTGTGGATGGATTGCCGGGAGTAAAAAAAGACGTAGGATTCCGGTATGCGCTTATGAACTTAATAAATGGTGATCCGGATGCGTTGGTAAACATTCTTGATGTTGCGAATAAAGGGCAGAATCCGAGAGTGACAAGAGGCCTTTTGGATGAGTATATCGACGATCAGGACACAGATATTGATGAACTTACAGAAACAGTAATGGGTTTCTTGAAGAGTGCCAATGCTACGAAAAAAGCTACGGACGAGATCGTGGACGCTGTGGAGAAAGAGAAACAGAGAATGGAAGAGGAAGAAGCGAAGAAGAGAGAGCTGATGATGTAGATTTTGAAGAATCCTACAGAGAGGTGGCGTTGAATTGTTTCCGATATCTTGGCTTTAAGAGCTTTGAAGAAGTGGATAGGTTGACAATTCCAGAATACACCTTGCTCATGGAGGCTGTGCAGCTAAGAGAAGTAGACAAGGACTATCGAAATCATCTGCAGGCATTCTTAAATTTTGCTGTGAAAGCAGAGAAAAAGGTTGGAAAGAATAAGACTAAACCAGTGTATCAGAGATTCAGGAAGTTCTTTGACTACGAAAAAGAAGTGGATCGCGTGAAGAATCGCAAGAAGAAAAACGGAAGATTAGACATAATCGGCAGAATGATGAAAGGAGAGTGATGGCATGGCAGAAAGTTTTTCCGTAAAGGCAATATTATCTGCGCAGGATAGAGGATTTACGTCTGCTTTCAAATCTGCAATGGGTACCGTAAGCAATTTAAAAAGCACGCTCACAAGTGGAATCGGATTTGGAATCATGGCCGGAATTGGACAAAAGGCATTTGGTGCTGTCACATCCAGTATTGGCGGTATGGTGTCGGAATTAAATTCTTCCAGTGCTGCATGGAAAACATTTAACGGAAACATGTCGATGGTTGGCAAAGGCGCTGACGAGATTGCATCTGTAAAAAAGGAATTGCAAGAGTTTGCAGAAGATACTATTTACAGCGCATCTGATATGGCGAGTACTTACGCTCAGCTGAGTGCAGTAGGTATTAAAAGCACGAACAAGCTTGTAAAGGGATTCGGAGGGCTTGCGGCGGCAGCCGAGAATCCAAAACAGGCAATGAAAACTTTAAGCCAGCAAGCTACACAGATGGCAGCGAAACCAACAGTTGCTTGGGCAGACTTTAAACTTATGATCGAACAGACTCCGGCTGGTATATCGGCAGTCGCAAAAGAAATGGGCATGACTACCACGGATCTGGTGCAGAATGTGCAGGACGGAAAAATCGCGACAGAAGATTTCTTTGATGCTATCGCAAAAGTCGGCACAAATGACGCATTTACGAAGCTTGCTACAGAGTATAAGACTGTAGATCAGGCAATGGATGGTCTGACCGAAACAGTAAGTAATAAGCTGGCACCGTCATTTGATGTTTTATCCGGTCGAGCGATTAAATCTTTGGACGGGATAATTAATAAAATTGGAGATCTTGATGGAGATGCAATCGCAGGAAAATTAACTGGATTTCTCGATAAAGCAAGTGGGTACTGGAATGTTTTAAAAACAGAAGCATTAGAAGTGAAGAACGCTTTTGGAGATGCTTTTTCCGCAATTGGAGAAGATCTCGGAAAGATTACAGGTGCGTTTGGCTCCACGGAAAGCATCAGTTCTTTCGCCGGTGTAATGGATTCCGCGAGCGGGGCTCTGCAAACATTTGCCGGATTTTTAGAGGATCATTCTGAAACTATCGCGAAAGTGATTCCTCAGATTCCTAAGCTTGTCGTTGCATATAAAGGCTTTAAGATTGCAAAAAGTGTTGCCCCGTTTGTAGGTGCATTCACCAGTGCGATTGCAGGTCTTGCCGGCGCAGGGATTAGTGCGATTGCCGGAAAATTGCTTGGAATTTCCAAGGGACAGAGAGAAGTTGGAGTGTCGAGTAGGGAAAGCATGAAAAGCACTATGGAATCTGCCAAAGCATTTATGATGCTTGGTGCAGGAGTTGCTCTGATTAGCGGTGGTTTCTTTTTGCTTGCTCAAGGAGCGAAAGCTGTGGCGGAATCGGGACCATTGGCTGTTGCTGTTTTAGTTGGAATGGTAGCTGCAATCGCAGGACTTCTGATCGTGGCAAAAATGGTGGCTCCGACATTATCGGCAGGTGCAGCAGGATTTGTTGCATTCGGCGCAGCTGTTGTTTTGGCAGCGGCTGGAATTGCGGTATTGACCGTATCTGCAATTTCATTGGCGAATGCGGGACCGCTTGCTATTGGAGTCATGTTTGGCCTGATCGTAGCAATTGGTGGATTAATGATCGTAGCGGCTGCAGTAGCTCCTGTCCTTACAGCAGGAGCTGTTGGTTTGATCGCATTCGGTGTGGCTGCGGCACTTGTTGGAGCGGCAGTATTGCTTGCGAGCGCAGGCCTTGCGATCGTGGCAAGTGTACTTCCGATTGTCGCCGAGTATGGCTTACAGGCATCTGTAGCAATCGGAGCATTGGGCGTTGCAATGACGGTATTTGGAGCCGGTGTGATCGTGGCCGGTGCGGGCTGCGCTGTCCTTGCTGTTGGATTGCTTGCAGTAGGCGTTGCGGTGCTTGGAGTCACAGTTGGAGTAGTTGCATTCGGTGTCGCAATGGCAGCAGCGTGTGTTGGAGTGCTGGCGATGGCAGTCGCGTTACTGGCAGTAAATTCCAGCATGAAGTCCATTGCAAAAAACGCAAAAACAGCGCAGAAATCCATTACAAGTATGAAGGATTCTGTGAGTATTGTGAATGACGGGTTGGATGCTCTTGGAAACAAGGCTAAAAGTGCCGTGAAATCTATAGTGAGTGCATTTGACAACGGCGCGGGAAAAGCTAAGAGTTCCGGAAAGAAACTCGGAGACAGCGCGAAAGATGGGGTACAAAGCGGACTCCAGCCAACACAGGCAATCGCAATCAGCATGGTTTCTGCCGTGCTTGCATCTCTTGCGTCAGGGGCGGGCAGCGCCTATAGCAGTGGTCTGAATATTGGAATTAGCTTTGCAAATGGATTAGCCGCAAGCCTTGGAAGAATACAGGCGATTGCGGCACAGATGACGGCCGCGGCAAATTCTGCAGCAGCATCCCGGGCGAGCCTGCCAAAAACAAGAAGTGTTATAGCGGGTGAAATAGAAAATACTCCGATGATCTCAGCTTATGGAATGGTCGATGAAATAAATGACAGAATTGATATTCCGGTTATTTCCAGTGCTGATCCAGTCATGACGGCATATACAAGCAGAGTAGGTGTGAAGAAAGAATTATCTGATGATTATACTTATAAGAGAAATGCTACATACACAATCGTTGTGCCGGTTGAATATAACGGCAGAGAAGCAGCACGTGTTACTGCAGAATTTACACAGAAAGAGTTGGAAAGCCGTGAGAGTATGAAACTGAGACTGAAAGGAGAACGAAGCCATGTATGAGTTTGTGGATACAAATAAGGCGGGGAGCAAAAGTTCCCTGCCGAGTGAGGCTCTGCAGATTGATGGGGCATATATTGAAAATCTAATTGATGGATATCGGACTCTGTACGTGACCGGTCGTGAGCTTTTGGGATCGGAAATTTCGGAGAGAGAAATTGACCTTGTGGATGGGTCCGAGTATACGGGAAAGCGAGATACAACCAGAAGCATTACAGTTGGATACCAGTTGCTTTGCGCATCTCCTAGAGAGTTCCAGGAAAAATTCAACAAACTCTCTGGAATCTTAAATAAGGAACAGGCAAAGCTGATTTTTGCAGATGAACCGGATAAATATTTTATCGGGACGAAATCAAGTGTAGGAGATGTGGAGCCAGGCAGATTGAACGTAAAAAGCGAATTTACTTTTTATTGTTGTGATCCACGGAAATATTCTGCAGCGGAAAAATCGTTTACTGCCCATCAGGAAAGCGGATATCAGACCATTACCATCCAAAACAACGGCACCGAATGGGCGGACGTGGACTATGAGATCACACACCAGCATGAAAACGGCTTTATCGGACTTGTGAGCCAGTACGGAGTGATCCAGCTAGGGAAAGAGGAAGAAGCAGACGGAGAGAATTACAAAGCGTCTGAAAACCTGTTTGACGGATACAGTCTGTTTCAAGACGATCACGGTACCTCTTACCAAAATCCAGAGAATACCACACAGGGGACGCTTGAAGTCAAGAATGTTGCCGGATATAACGTCATGGCATTAAAAGGTGGACAGGCAACATCCGGGTACTGGAACGGCGGAATGAGAACACTTACTATCCCTGTGGACAGCGAGGGCAGACGTGGCGCAAAAAACTTTTACTGCTACACGCAGCACTGGTTCGAGACAGGCTTGATGGGGCAGACAGGAGCACAGACCATTGCATTTCTGACGGGAGATAACAAGGTGATTTGCGCCATGTCTATTAATAAAAGTGATACGGTTGGTAATACGGCGCATGTGGACTGGTTTGCCCCTCAAAACAAGAAAATTAAGACACTGGATTTCCAGCCGACAGCCTACGAGGATAACCCGTTTAATTTAAAAATGGGCGGCGGACACAATGACTTTTTAAAAGAGGGTGACAAGTTGCGTATTTTCTGGTACGGGAAGTATTACCACTTTACTATCCCGGAAATCAAAGATATGGAATGCGAGAAAATCCAGATCTGGATTGGACAGTGGGGGGACCGAAATCTGTCGAACCAGTACGTTACGCACAACTATTTAAAAAGCATCTGGTTTCGTAAGGACAACGTGGAAAAATATCAGGATGTGCCAAACCGGTACCGTGCCGGAGATGTGGTGTCTATAGACGGGGAGAGTACGAAGGTCTACGTTAATGGGATGGTGGCTAAGGGAGATGAGATTACGGGGACGGACTATTTTAAAGTGCCACCCGGAACAACAGAAGTGCAGTTCTGCTATTCTTCCTTTTCTTCTCCACCGCCACAGATTAAAGCGAAAATACGGGAGGTGTATTTATAGTGGATAACATCAGGATCGCGATTTTAAGCGCGAATAACACACCAGTAGCGTTTATGGACAATCGGCACAAGAAGTCCATGCACTACTGGGATGACGAGCTACATGAGTACTTACAGGGGACTGCCAATACTTACACCTTTACGGTGTCCGCAAAGCATCAGGATGCAGAGAATGTTACCGCCGGGAATAAGGTGGCGTTTATACACAAAGGGAAATCCTACTATCTAAACATCGTAAACACTGAGCAAACAGAGGAGACGATCACAGCTACGGCGTGGTCGTTATCTTTCGAGCTGATCAATGAGGATTCCGGGGCATACAAGGCCGCCAGTGCAATGAGCTTTGGAGAGTACCTTGCCGTTTTTGATGCTGAGAGAACGCTTAAATTGGGGCTAAATGAGGTGTCTGATAAGCGGATTACCAACGAATGGACTGGTACAACAACCGTGTTAAAGAGATTATTCTCTCTTGCAAATGTCTTTTCTGCGGAGATCGAGTTTGAGACGGTGCTTAACAGCGATTACTCCTTAAAAGAGATCGTCCTGAATGTATACCGGGAGCACAGTGATACGGACAGTGGAATCGGAGAATATCGCAGTGATGTTGTCCTGCGCTACGGAAAAGGAATTACCGGAATCCGCAAGACTACGGATGCAGAAAAGTTATACACCTGCATCCAGCCAACCGGAAAAGACGGGCTGACGATCAATGGTCTGGATAAAAAGGAATACGATGAGAACGGCAATATCGAGTACTTTACAGACGGGGCGCTCATCCGGGCACCGCAGGCAAGGGACCGGTTCCCATCCAACATCGTAAATAAGGCTGATGCTTATATCCTGATGCGTAAAGAGTATGATACAGATAGTAAGGATAAGCTCTATAGCATGGCATTATCTGACCTCAAGACCGCATCCGAGCCAGTAGTAACCTACGAGGTGGACGGATATTTTGATACCAACATCGGAGATACTGTAAGGATTCAGGATCAGGAGTGGACACCGGTACTCTACTTGCAGGCGAGGGTGTCCGAGCAGGTACGTAGCTTAACAAATCCAAACACAGCAAAAACAGTATTTACAAACTACAAAGAGCTGATGTCCGAGATATCAAGCGACCTGTTGGATAAGATGCAGGACTTAATAAATAAGGCAAAGATTTACACCTGTTCGATCGCCACAGATAATGGTACCATCTTTAAAAATGGTGTTGGCAGCACAACGCTGACTGCCTACGCTTACAACAATGGAGTGGATGTGTCTGGAAACCTGGAGATCCGGTGGAGTAAAGACGGGCAGGAGTTTTATGTCGGTAGGAGCGTGACAGTAAATGCAGAGGATGTGGATACCAAGGCGGTGTACTCATTTGAGGCTCTAGAAAATGGGATAAAACGTGGGTATTACGAGGTCACAATCACGGATGTAATGGATGGAGAGGATGGAAAAGACGGGGAACAGGGTCCTCAGGGCGAGAAAGGAGAGCAAGGCGAACAGGGACCTCCTGGTCCACAAGGCGCTCCGGGATTGGATGGTATACAGGGTCCAAAAGGGGATCAGGGAATTCCGGGAAAAGACGGGAAGGACGGAAAAACACAGTACACCCACATCGCCTATGCGAACAGCGCAGACGGTAGGACAGATTTTTCCGTGTCCGACAGTAATAGGGAATATATCGGAATGTATGTTGATTTTACGCAAAATGACAGCGCAGACCCGACAAAATACGCATGGAGTAAGATCAAAGGCACAGACGGGGCGATCGGAACACCCGGAAAGCCGGGAGCTGATGGAAAGACCCCGTATCTACATATCGCCTACGCAAACAGTGCAGATGGCAAGACGGGATTTTCCACCACGGATGGCACAAATAAGCTCTATATCGGGCAGTACACGGATTATACACAGGCAGATAGTACAGATGCTACGAAGTATACATGGACAAAAATAAAAGGCGAACAGGGGGAACGTGGTCCTCAGGGAGTCCCGGGTTTGCAGGGAATACAAGGTCCCAAAGGGGATCAGGGAATACAGGGACCTCAAGGAAATACAGGTGCTACTGGACCGCAGGGACCAGCCGGACAGTCCACCTATTTTCATATCAAGTATTCCTCAGTTGCGAACCCTACATCAAGTAGCCAGATGACGGAAACGCCGTCTACATACATTGGTACTTACGTAGATTCTGCTCAAGCGGATAGCACGGATCCAAAGAAATATACCTGGTCACGCTTCCAAGGACTCCAAGGGCCACAGGGAACGCAGGGCATACCTGGAACGAACGGCACAAACGGCAAGACAAGTTATCTGCACATTAAATATTCCAACGATGGAGGTAAAACGTTTACCGGGAACAGCGGAGAAGATGTGGGAACGTATATCGGTACTTGTGTAGATTACAATCAGTCCGATCCTGCAAGTGTTAGATCTTATAAGTGGGCGAAGATTAAAGGGGAAAACGGACAGGATGGTCAGGATGGAGCAGACGGTCAGGACGGTGTTGGGATTAAATCTATTACAAAATACTACCTTGCATCCGAAAAAAACACCGGAATTACAACATCCTCTTCCGGGTGGACAACTACAATGCAGACCATGACGGAGACTAAAAAATACCTGTGGAGTTATGACAAGATATACTACACCAACGGAAAAACAGTAAACACAACACCTGTGATCATCGGAGTGCACGGGCAAAACGGAAGTGACGGAACATCGGGCATCATCATATCTCAGACAGCACCAGAAAATCCAAAGGTTGGACAGCTCTGGCAGACTGCAAGCGGAGAGCCGATTAAAAGATGGGATGGAAGTCGTTGGGTGCTGCATTACGTATCGGTCGAGAATCTGGACGTGCAAACATTAAGTGCGATCACAGTGAATGCCGGCGAATTAACAGCAGGTAAGATAAAAAGCAAAAACGGGATCATGCTCATAGATATCGACGCAGGGAAAATCGTAAGCAAATTGATTGATAATGGAGTTGTCGACAGCACGATGGATCTGAATACCGCATCCCTTACATTTTCCGGTAGGGACTCGGGAGGTAATCCTGCAAATATGACTTTTTCCATGCAAGGTCTAGCATATATAAACCAAAATACCGGAGGACGTTCGAAGCTTGTGTTATCAGACGGAGATATATATGCACAAAACGGAAACAACCCATTAATTGGTTTGTCTTCGTACAGCAAATATGATTCTGGCACAAAGCAGGGACCATTCCCGGAAATAAATCCATCAAATTCCATCAGAATAAAGCTTATAAGAACTGCTTTTGTTGTAACGTGCACGATTATTATGAAAGCACAGTTCCCGTGGAAAGGAAGAATTGAAGAAATACAAGAGGTAAGAATCCCTGACGGATACAGACCGGCAATAGAAGTGTTGGCACCAATCAGCGAGGTTTCCAACGGACAAATATTCGGAACAGGCAGGTACATAATAAAAGAAAACGGCGCAATAGCTATAGATGTGGAGAATGAGTCGTACCTAGAAAGGATGCTAACAACAACTTGGATAACGGAAAACTAAGCTGAATTGAGCAAAGGAGTAAAAATGAGGATTTTAAGATTTATAGCAAATGGACAGATGCTTGAGCCTGATCCGGAATGTGACTTTACAGGTCTGGTGTCCGGCACAAAAGGGTATTTACACGCAGAGTTTGAGTTTGATAATGACTGGATAGGGTGTCGGGTTGCGGCATCCTTTTTTAGTCTGGATAAAGAGTATCCGGCAATTGTGGAGGATGGTAGATGTGAGATTCCGGCGGGAGCGTTGTCTTTCCGGGATTTTTACGTGCAGCTTACCGGAGTACGGGATGGGTACAAGATTACAACAAACAGGCAGATTGTAAGGCAAAGGAGACCGAATGAATGACAGAAGCAGAGAAGTTATTACAAGAGACAAAGAGTGCGGCAGTTGTGGCAGAGTCGCAAGCAGAAGATATCTGCGTGATTGACTCCGACCTAAGAATTATCGGCATACCGGAACAATTTAAAGTCCTTGGTGTCGAGCACGATAAAGATGTAAAAGTGATACAGTTTCGGATTCCGAAAGTTTATAAAGGTACAGATCTGTCTGCGTTTACTATAAGTGTAAACTACCAAAATGCCAGAGGAACGAAAGACCGGTATGTTGTTACGGATAAAAAAGTGTCCGGTGACCAGATCGAGTTTTCGTGGACAGTCGGAAAAACAGCGATTGAATACAGAGGGGACACCCGTTTTATTGTCTGTATGCGTCTCACGGGCTCTGATGGTATAATCCAAAAAGAGTTTAATACTACACTCGCCACAATGACCGTACTGGAAGGGCTGGAAGTTGACGATCCAGCAATCGAACAGGAAGAAAAAGACATTATCGCGCAGCTGTTACAGATCGTGGATGATAAATCAAAAGAGGCAGTACAGGCAGTCACAGAAGAGGGAACAAAGCAGATCAAAGCGGTACAGGCTGCAGCGCAGGAGATTGCAGCAGACAGAGAGCAGATTAAGACAAACAAGGCAGATATCGCAGATTTAATGCAGACAAAGGCTGGAGCGATTATCAACAGTGCCAGAGGGGAGCGTATCGCTGTCGGAGATTCGGCGGGAGCATTCTTTGAGGGTTTGAAACTGTATGGTAGAAGTGAGCAGGTTACTACAAAAGGTTATCAGCTGTTTGATGCGAGTAAAATCCCGACGAAAAGCATAGGTGGAGCAACCATTACCAATAATGGCGATGGCAGCTTTACTATTAGTGGTAGTGGGAATTTGACAACAAATGTTTATCATTATCACACATATAACCGCGAAGAATCAATTCAATTTTTAAAAGCTGGAAATATATATTTAAAACAAAACGGCGATACAAATCCAAAAGCACTACTATTGCTATATAGAACTACTGACAGTAAAACTGTTTTACAGCTAGATAATGAAACCACAGTAGGCACAATAACCGATGAAATGCTAAACTATGACGATTTGGCTTTTAGAATTTATATTCATGCCCAAAGTGGTCAACTTATCAAACCGGGTACCGTAAAACCAATGTTATACCAATTCGGAGACGGAACATGGGAACCATTCACAGGCGGCAAACCAAGTCCTAGTATGGAATATAAGCAAGATTCAGAGAGTTCTGGTGATAGTGGAGAGATCGGTATTAACATGCACGGATATAACTTATTTGATGCGAGTAAGATCCAAACAAAAAGCGCCGGTGGAGCTACTGTAACAAACAATGGGGATGGTAGCTTTACTATTAGCGGTAGTGGGAATTTGACAAATGGATTCGATGCTGCATATTCACTAAAACACGAAGATTTCATTAAGATTTTCAAGCCGGGCACTCTAATTATAAAAACTGAACAAAAAACAACACCTTTTGTTTACATGAACGTCGTTAAAAACGGTGAATATAAAACTACTTTGTTTACGACATATGATTCAGCTACTAGAAGTGTTAATTTGCCACAAGAATATTTTGATGATGTATCATATACTTTTTTAATAGGGATTAATGGTTCTCTAGGGAATGCTATAAAAACAGGTACTATCAAGCCAATGTTATACCAAGATGGGAACGGAGCATTCGAGCCATTTATCCCACTACGTTCCACCCAATTCTCAACCTCAAACGGTCTACCAGGACTCCCAGTAGAATCAGGTGGTAATTACACAGACGAATCCGGTCAGCAGTGGGTTTGCGATGAGATGGATTTCAAGCGTGGGAAGTATGTGCAGAGAATCGAGAAACTTGTACTGAACGGCAACGAAGAATGGGCGTTGCAAAGTATAAATGGATACGGAATCGCTAATTTTGCCACAGTCATTTCTAAGAGCAGAGATAGCGGTAATGTATTCGTTTTATCATCTCATTTCAGGGAGCAAAAAACGGTAATTGCGGAAACAAAAGATGGGGACGGAATTTTTTTAACGACTATAAGTTTGTTTTTAAGGTTTAAGAAAGAACAGATTAGTACAGTAACGGATTTGAAAGCATGGCTAAAAGAAAATCCAGTAACGGTTATATATGGTCTTGCTTATCCAATGGAAACCGACATCCCAGAAGAGACCATGACCGCCTACCGAAATCTCTACACCAACTATCCATCTACAGTAATCCAGAACGACTCTGGAGCTGGTATGGAAGTGGAGTATGTGGCGGATACCAAGCAATTTATCTTAGACCAGATAAAAGCACTTGTACAGGCTTAAAGATTGGAGATGGAATATGGAGATCAGGGCAAGACCGTGATGGTCTTATTTTTATACTTAAAACCAGAAAGGAAAGTGAGGATATGAAGAAAATGGAACAGTTAGCAAATGTAAAAGCGTTTTTATGCATGGTGTTTGGAGCTATTGCTGGAGGATTCGTAAACCTGATCGGAGGGTGGTCTGAGGACTTAACTACATTACTTATTTTTATGGGTGTAGATTTTGTACTCGGGTTACTGATCGCTGCCTTTTGGAAAAAGAGCAACAAGTCGGAAAACGGGGCACTGAGTAGCTACTCTGCATGGAAAGGCTTGTGCAGAAAAGGGGTATCCCTACTGATCGTACTTATTGCATACCGATTGGATGTTACTCTCGGCGTAGACTACATCCGTACAGCGGTAGTACTGGCATTTATAGCAAATGAGGGTATCTCGATTTTGGAAAATGTTGGAATTATGGGTGTGAAATATCCGGAAGCGTTAAAAAAAGCACTGGATGTTTTAACAAATAAATCACAGGAGCAGGAGGGCGAGTAATCGTCCTCTTTTATTGTGCGACATCGCACGGAGGAGGTGAGATCATGAGCGAACAGAACGAATTCGGCAGAGTATCCGCAGAGGAACTGGAAAAAGCATTTGAAACGGAAAATCAGGAGGAAGAGAAAAAATGAAAATCGGTTTAAGGGGAGGGCACTCCCCGAATTGTAAAGGAGCAATCGGTCTGATCGATGAGCAGGCAGAAGTACGGAAGATCTACAATGAGCTTGCACCAATGTTGCAGGCTGTCGGTCATACTGTGGTTGATTGCAATTCCAACGCATCCAATGTCTCCGGTGAGCTGTCTGACGGCACAAATAAGGCGAATAGTGCGGGGTGCGATATCTATGTAACTTTGCACATGAATGCGGCAGGAGCGGAATTAGCTGGCGGTACAGAGGTGTGGTTATACGATGCATCTAACCAGACAATGAACACGATCGCAAGCAATATCTGCCAGAATGTCGCAAATAAAGGATTTGCTAACCGTGGTGTAAAGTACAGTTCGGGATACCATGATCTGAATGCATCTAATATGCCCGGTATGATTGTGGAGACATTATTTTGTACCGGAACAGACGATGTGGCCAGATACCGGAGCTTAGGAGCAAGAGGGGTTGCAGAACTGATCGCAAAGGCGATCGACAGCAAAGCATCAACAGGAAGTGGACAGGGAAATAATCAGAATACAGGAGATCAGGAAGGAGAAGAGACTATGCAGTGTATGTTTACAGTAGAGGGAAAAGGATGTGTATATTGGTATCATGACGATAAGATTACGGCTTTGGGACATCCGGACGAGATGAAGATCCTGATGGATATTTACAAAGCGAACAATGGAAGAGATATGCCATCTTATCATTGGACAAAGAAAGCGCCGTGGCACGCAAGATTACTTGCGGTGCTGAACAGAAAACCATCTACATCCATCTAATAAAATCCCCTCGGAGATTAGCTCTCTGAGGGGAAACTTTACAATTGTTAGATAAATTTTCTGGATGTATTTACATATCCGGGAAAATGTGGTATTGTAAAGATGTCCAATACAGATGATGCTCTGTATTGCGGAAACTGGGCAAATCACAGTTTCGCGGATTGAAATATTAACAGTATATTTAAAGCCAAAAGATAGGGATAAGCATTAAGCTTATCCTTTTATCTTGCATTTTTTCCAAGGCTATAGCAGTCATAAAAGCTATCAACAAGCTTCGCAAGCTCATCTGGTGTTAATTTGTCAAACAGTGTTTCCGGGATCCATTTATAGCTTTCATAAAAAGTACTTTCAAATTCTCCGATCTTACTTAGCTTTTTGATTTTCTGGTATTTATCCATCCTTAAAAGATCATGTAAGTCCATTTCTCCATCTTTTATGGCTTTCTTCGCTTCGTTTGTAAAAATATTCAAGTCCAACTCCGACAATTCCCTAACATCGCATTCCAGTGCATCTGCCAGTGCGATTGCATTTCTAAGCATCATTTTGCTTGTATCGTACTCTCCATACTCATACTTTTGTATCTGCCGTAGGTTGATTCCAGATTTTTCTGCCAATTCTTTTTGCGTCATGTTCATAAATTTTCTGAGTTCTTTTAATTCTGCCATGATTTTCTCCATTTCTCCCCGCAGCCGATAGGCCAGCTCATTTTTAAATTATTATTTTTCGCTAGGCTGTCCGGTGCACACCTCAAAAGCCTGTTTCTCAATAAAATCTAAAACAATATCATTGCTCTTGTATTGTTCTTCGGTTAATCCTTTCCCTGCTAAAAAATCTTTTGTTGCTCCAATTTTTTCAAAGAAGAAGACCCCGAAAATTTCAAGTCTGTTGTCAAGCAAAAATTGCTGAATTTTTCGACTGCAACATGTTTCTCTGCCTTTTATTTTCCAATCTAATTTCTGTCTTAAATCTGTATTATATCCGCAACAAAATCTTACCGCTTTAATTCCTTCTTTTGTCATGCCAGTTCCTTTCTCCCCGTCGCGCCGATAGGTCAGCAATTTAATTAGATGTGTCTTACAATTATATTTTTTTCAGTTACTGCGAGGTCATCAATATTTGTTACTTCGATAATTTCGTACTCGGAGTAATCTTCCCAACCTAGAGTCAATTCGTTTCCACTTTCATCAAAAAAGTTTGCAGGTCTCATTTCATCAAAAAAAGTTCTTTCCATATAATTTTTTAAGTTTTCCATTGTATTTTCTCCTTTTTATAATTATTTTCCGTAAACTTCGCTCAAAATTCTGTTGCACATTGTGTTATAGCCATGTCTAACGTTAAAAAAGAGTTTCTGATAGTATTTCTGGTAAGATGTTTCGTTGATTTTTAATAACTCGATTACAAGTCCTGCATTGGATTCAGAAATAATTCTGTTGTATCCATCCTTGCAAGATTCCCACATACTTACGTTTTCTGGATATCCTGCTTTGCAGTCTGCAATCAGGGCATCAAACTGTTTGTTCATTTTCTCGATCAGATCATTTGCAAAGCCGATCTGTTTCTCTGTTCCTGTCATTTTTGTTCCACCTCTCTTCGCTTCGTTCCATGCTTTCTTTAAAGCTTCGGAGATTCCGAAAGATGCTTTCTTTACCAGTTCCCATGCTCTTTTCATAATGCTTGATAAGTTGTATTTTTTCATTTTCGTTATCTCCTTTGCTTTATCTTATGGTCTTATTATACGCCTTGCAAGGCGTAAAGTCAATAGGAAATTGAAAAGTTTTTAAAATAATTTCAAAGCCAGTGCCTAATCCGCTGTGTTATAATATATGTAGTCAATACAAGAGAGGGAACAAGTATGGAATACCAAATCTACGAATCTTACGATACGTTTTTATTATATCAGGAATTTATGGAGATACCGGGAAATACTTTTAAATTCCGGTTGCCAGAAGGTATGACGCTGACAACCGAAATGATGCACACCTTTTTACGGGCGGCGTATATGAGTGTTGGACGGATGGAGTTGCCGTCCTGAATATTGTATCAATCTTATTTTTATCAAAAAATTACTACTTATTTAATGTGGATTAGTTGCATCTTGGATGGGCGAAAGAA